TCATGCGGCGCGCGTCAGCGCGGCGGAAAGGGCCTCGCGGCGGCGAGCCTCGACGGCGGCGATGACCTCGGCGACTCGACTCGGCCAGAGATGCGAGTAGGTGTTCAGGGTCTCGGTCGCGTCCTTGTGTCCGAGCATCTGCTGCACGAGCTTCACGTCCGCGCCGGCGGCGATGGCGTTCGTCGCCGCGACGTGTCGGAGGTCGTGCACCGAGTATCCCGAAGCGCCGTCGACGACTCGCCGTGCCTTCAGCCAGACCCGGTTGTACCAGTTGCCGCCGTCGACGGCCGCACCTCGCACGGTGACGAACACGAAGTCCTCGGGGTCGCGACCGGCGGTAATGCGCGCAAGACCATCGATGACGAAGTCGGCGAGCGGGAGCCAGCGCTTCTCCCATGTCTTCACGGGGCCGAGCTTGCGGCGCCCCTCGCGGTCGGTCGTCCAGGTGCGGTGCACACGCGCGCGCTTCTCGTCGAGGCGGAGATCCTTGATCTTCAAAGCGGTCGCCTCGCCGATGCGGGGGCCGCTGTTGGCGAGCAGGTCCAGGAGGACGCGGTCCGTGTCTCGACCGATGGCGTGCGCAGCGTCCGAGAGTTGGGCGAGCTCGGGGTACGAGAGCGAGGGAAGGTCGTTCTCGATGTCTCCCTCGTCGCGAGGCAGTTCGACGCGCTCGAGTGGATTCGCGCCGATCCACTTCTCGTGCATCGCGTACCGAAGCACCCCGCCGAAGGTGGCACCAACGACGTGCTTCAGGTAGTTGGCGCTCATCGGCACCGGCTTGCGCCCGCCGTCGTTCAGGTGCTGCTTCTGGTCGAAGACGAACACGGACGTGCCGTCGCGCAGCTGTTGGACCCACGCGTCGATCTGCTGGCGGGTGATGCTGCCGATCTTCCGCCTGCCCCACTGGGGGATGACGTAGTTGTCAAGCTCGCGTCGGTAGCGCCGCCACGACGAGTCCTTGATCCGGTTCTTGGACCCTAGCCACGCCTCGGCGGCGTCAGCGAAGCTGCGTTCGCGCTCGGTCGGGTCGATGTATCGACCTGAGCGGATATCGTCCTCGAGTTCGGCGACGAACGATTCGGCGTCGCCGCGCCGCGCGAACGTCTTGGTGCGTTGCTGTACTCCGCCCGGCTCGTACCATCCCGCGAGCCACCGGTTCCCGGTTCCGAATCGAGCGGTGCGGAAGTGGTCGGGTAGGGACTTCAGCGACCGCATCTGCGTGGCCGTCGGGCTGATCTTGGTCGTCGTGCCGTCGGGGAGAGTGACGCTCGCATCCTTCACCCAGCGGTCGGTGATCCACGCCTTCGCCATCAGGAAACCGGGATGCGGTGCGCGAACTGACCGGCACCCATCCGAGGATCGACATAGACGGTGTCTTCGGTGCGGAGCAGTGTGCTCCGGTAGACGACGACCAGCTCGTCCGGCACGTTCAGATCGATCGCCATCGCCGTAACGTGGCCGTCGCGGTGGCGCTCGGCCTCGGCGTATGCGTCCGGCGTGATGAGCGTCTGTGCGGCCCAGATGTTCGCCGCCGCCTCCTGCCGCTTTCGGATCAGTCCGAAGTCCGTCGGGCGGTGGCCGAGTACATGGTGGCCGATCTCGTGGCACATGACGCCTCGCAGGATGCGTCCCCGCATCCCCGGCGTGAGTTCGATGTGGCTCGAGCCGGGCGCGTACCCGCTCCGATGCGTGCCGCGGCGCTCCCGGACTGTGAGACCGAGATCGGCGGCGAGATTCCATACATCCATGCGGATCCCCTCCGTAGGCATGGTTAGGCGTTGTCGTAGTCCGCGTCGTTGCCGTCCGGGAACTCATTGATCGACTCGTTGGCGACCAAATCGTAATCCTGCTGCCGACGTGCGACATTCTCGGCGCGGGAGATCAGTTCGACGTAGGACAGGCCGAGGGCGTTTGCAATGACGACAATGTCCCGGACGTTCAGCACGACGCGCTCGCCTGTCCGAGGGTTTCCGCCATCCAAGCGGGACGAGATGAACTGCGGATTCGAGCCGATCAGGCGTGCGAGGCCGCGCGAGGAGAGATCCTGTCGGCCCATCTCGGCCTTGATCTCGGAGACCATCGCGTCGGAAAAGCGAGTGGCGAGTTCGTCGTCATCCATGAGAGCCATCTTGGCAGACTGAATGATTTTTCGTCAATACGAATGATCAGCTTGACACCGAATGATTCGTCATTCACGATGGCCTGTATGACGAAGCAGACACCCGAAGCTGCGGCGGCCCTCAGCGTAGCGAACGAACTGCGAGCAGAGCTGGCGCGTCAGCGTAAGACCGCCGCCGAACTTGCCCTTGTGCTGGGCATCTCGCAGCACACGATGGGTAAGCGACTCAACGGTTCGACCACGTTCAACCTGATCGAGCTTTTCAAGGCGACATCGTGGCTAGGACTCAGCCTCGAGGAGATCGCCCACCGGGCCGAGGCGGCCGAGAAGAAGGTTCTCGCCGAGGTGCGAGCGGCATGAGCGTCCTGGCCGCTGACAACGTCACTGTCCTCCGCCCTGACGAGAGCGATGCCAACCCGACACAGGCCCCCGTCGGCATCGCGAGCGACTTCGGAGATGTCCCCCCGATCATGTCGCCGAAGACGCTCGCCGGTGTTCTCGAGGTCACACCGCTGACCCTTCAGCGCTGGCGCGACCGGAATGAGGGTCCGGTCTGGATCGCGATCCCCGGCTCGAACGTCATCCGCTACACCCGCGCCGATCTACTGGCCTGGCTCGCGCAACATCGTGCGGCTGAGGTCGAGGCGCACTCATGAACCCCCGGCCTGGGGACCGGGTGCCCACTGGGGTATCGGGCGTGTCTGGTCGGGGCGCCGTGGGGACGGCTGCCCCGGCCGGACGGCTGAGCCCGATCGTGCGGGCCACGTCCTACGCCTACACGACCGTCGCTGCCGTCGTCGCCGTCCTCGCGTTCGTCCTCGCACCGTGGGGCCTGTTGCTCCTGATCGTGACGCTCGCCGCGCTGGCCGTCGCTGCTCTGCTGCGTTTGATGGCCGCCGGTCTCGCCGCGATCGAGGAGGACGAGTCGTGAGCGCGCTCGAGGTCTTCGACTACGCCGACCGGCAGGTGCGCACCGTCGCGGTCGACGGCGAGGTCTGGTTCGTGCTCGCCGACATCTGCGGCGTGCTGGGCGTCGCGAACGTCGGCAACGTCGCCGCGCGCCTCGACGAGGCTGATATCCGCCAGACGGACATCAGCTCCGGCGGCCAGCGCCGCGCGGTCACGATCGTCTCCGAGTCCGGCATGTACGAGGTCGTCATCCGGTCCGACAAGCCCGAGGCCCGCCGCTTCCGCTGGTGGGTCACCCACGAGGTCATCCCCGCGATCCGCCGGACCGGCACCTACACGGTGGAGACTCCCGAGCAGCTCATGGCGCGCGCCGTCGTGCAGGCGCAGGAGATCATCGCCCGCAAGTACGAGCAGATCGCCGCGCTCGCGCCGATGGCCGAGGCGTGGGAGGAGATCGCCGACGCCGGCACCGACTACGCGGTCCGCGACGTCGCACCGATGCTCTCCCGCGCCGGAATCGAGACCGGCCCGCAGCGCCTCTTCGAGAAGCTCCACGCCCTCGGCTGGATCTACCGCGGCGAGAAGGGCCGCTGGAGCCCCTACGCCAGCGCGGTCGACGCCGGCTACCTCAAGGTCCGCGCGATGCCCCCGTACCGCGACCGCGACTCCGGCGACCTCAAGCCCTCCGCCCCGCAGGTGCGGATCACGCCGAAGGGCGTCGAGCGCCTCCGCGTCCGGCTCGGCGCCGGCGCCCTCACACCCTGACCCCACACACGAAAGCGGGGCGCCCGCGGCAACGGACGCCCCACCAGAAAAACGAAAGGCAAGCACATGCCTCAGACACAGGATACCGACGACAACGTCGAACCGGTGGACGACTTCGCACCGATGACCGCTGACATGCACCTCAGCGTCGCCGAGCGCACCGCGCCCGTGATCGACGGACCGATCGCGACCGATCACCGCAGCATCTGGCCGCTGTCTCCCGGACGCATGGTCGCCGTCGTCGCCGCGCTCCTCGGCACGGCCGTCTGCGGCCCGGCCGCGGCCGACCCGACGACCGGAGTCAACGGCGCGGATCTCGGCGTCCTCCTTAGCCTCGCGACGTTCGTCGCCGCGTTCCTCATCCCGCTCCCGAAGAAGGACGACCAGTCATGACCCCGCAGATCACCGCCGCCCGCGTCGTCGTCCCCGGCGACGCACCCCGCACCGTCTGGATGCTCGAGCGCGGCGAGGGCGTCACCGCCTCCGACGTGTGGCGCATCGCACGCGCCGGCATCAAAGCGCGCCGCGCCATCGTCGAGCAGAAGATGAACGGCTCGACGTTCCGCGGCAACCGGGCCACGGCCGCCGGGCACGCCCGCGAGGCAGCCCTGCTCGATGAGGCCGCCGAGCGCCTCGCATCGCTCACCCCCAACGCCGCGCTGTGGGCCGCGCTCGACAACGACCTGCACCGAGCCACCCCGGACGCGATCGGCATCGACCAGGACGGCGCGCTCGTCGTCATCGAGGTGAAGTCCCACGAGTCCGGCTGGGACTCCTGGACGATCCCCATCGAGCACATGGCGCAGATGCAGTGGCAGATCCACGTCCTCGGCGCCGACTACGCCCTCTACGGGTTCGAGGTCCGCGACGAAGACGACATGCCGCCCGTCGACGGCGCGACCTGGATCCCCGTGCCCCGCGACGAGGAGATGATCGCGTACCTCGTCGACCGCGCCGAGAACTTCATCGCCTGGCGCGACGTCGGATGCCCCGACGTCGACGACCTCCCCGACGACGTCACGGACGCTGTCGCCGCTTGGGCGCCGCTGAAGCGCGACCTCGACGCCGCAGTGAAGGCGGAGAAGGCCGCGAACGCGAAGGTCAAGGCAGCGACCGCGAAGCTCCCCGGCGCGCAGCGCTTCGGCTCCGTCGGCATGACCGAGCACGGCGGGTTCCAGACCACCGTCGCCGAGACGGTGTCGATCGACGAAGCCGCATGGAAGGCCGCCGCCCCCGAGGTCCACGCCCACGTCGAGGCGCTGCGCGTCGAGCTCGCCGTGCTCGAGGCGTCGGCGCTGAAGCACTTCCCCCGCACCACCCGCAAGGCGCCCGCTCTGAAGTTCCAGGAGGTCGAGCATGTCAACGACTGAGCTCATCGAGAAGAAGACGATCGGCGAGGTCGAGCACATCGTGCACGCCTCCGGCCTCTGGGACGGCACCGGCCCGGTCGAGTTCTCCGACGACGGCGAGACCTGGACCGAAGCCTGGGTGCCGACCCTCGAGATCGGCCTGAGCGGCGAGCCCGTCCGCACGCTCATCGCCCACCCAGAGTTCGCTCGCGTCGAGGTGTACCGCAAGGAGGTTCGCGTCCCGACGAAGGTCACCATCCGCTGGGCCGAGCAGTACCCCGCCGCATCCGAGGAGTGGGCGGCGAAGTGGGACCGCTCGCCGATGCGGCACCTCGGCCGGACCGTGCGCATGGTCGCATTCCGGCAGACGTTCCGCGATCTCCTCGGCGACATCCGCATCGAGGAGGAGATCGACGAACGCGACCTCCCGAACGCCCCCACGAGCACCCCGCCGGCGTCGGAGCGCGACTGGGCGGCCGAGTTCCTCGCGACCGAGACGATCGAGCAAATCGACGCCCTCGAAGCGGAGGCCCGCGCCATCCGAGCGTTCACCCCCGACAAGGCCGGCACCGACCTGCACCGCACCGCCCGCAACCAGCGGAAGACGCTCGCCGAGTCCGCCTGGGCGGTGTCCACCGCCGCGGCCGCCCCGACGGAGACCGAGCCCACGACGCCCGTCATCGAACGGCCCGCGCCGCGCGACCACCTCCCGCCGCAGAACCGCTCCGCCCGCCGCGCCGCGGCACGCAAGAAGGGACGCCGCTGATGTACACGAACCCGAGCACGGGCGAGGTGATGACCACCGAGGCTGCGACTTTCGCGATCAAGGCTGGCGCGCAGCTCCTCGACTACCAGCCGACCAACCCGACCGAGATGGAGTACTTCATCCGCGAGTCCGTCGGGCTGATGGAGAAGCTGCCCGACGTGATGCTCGAGATCAACGCCCGCCGCTACGCCGCGGAGCGCGCCTACATCGCGAGGAAGCAGACCCAGCTCGCACACTACGGCCGCAACAACGTCCCCGCGACGTTCGCCCGCGCGATGGCCGACGTCGACGCACAAGCCGAACTCGAGGCATGGCACAACGTCAAAGCCGAGTACCACTACGCCGCGGGCACCGAGCGCGCCCTGCGCATCAAAGTCAACTCGATGCTCAACATCAACCGCGCCATCGCCGCACAGTTCGGAGCGCACCGATGACTGCGCGCTGTGTTCAGCCGAGCTTGCGCGCCTCATCGACGGCGCTCGAATCCGAGTCCTGCTTCGCGGCGATCCGCGAGACCATCTTTTCCGCGGTGCGCACGGCCCCCTCGTACAGCCCGCCGCCGAGGATGCTGAAGATCGCCTCGCTCACGAAGTACAACCCGCTGTACAGGGCCGTCCATACTCCCGCAAGTCCGGCGGAGGCGCCCTCACTGAGCCCGGCAACCGTGTCAAAGATGGCGCTCGACGACGCCCGGCCCACCTCGTTGACCACCCCGAGTAGAGGTGTGCTCAACAGCATCCATCGGTACAGGATCGCGAAGCCAAGGACGAACGTCGCCCCCCACAGCTTTTCGGCGCTAGGGCCGCTCAGCCCATTCGCCTCGATGCCCATGAGCGCAACAAAAGTGAACGCGAGCAGGCCACTCGCGATCGCGAGGTCGACCAAGATGCGAATCAGGAGCGCGAGCGTTGACCGTGCGCGAGCCATCGGACCCTTCGGCTGCTTCGCACGCACGATCCGCTCGGCCACCAGCGCGACCAGGAACACGGGGAGGATCTGCGCGATCGCCGTGCACGTCGCGACGCTCGCGGTATCGGGCAGATCTATCACAGCGGTCACTCTATCGGGGGTGACCCGATGAACGCCGCGGTCGGCTACCGGCACCCGGAGGTGCCGTGGAACGGCCTCACCGTGACCGACCTGTTCTGCGGCGCGGGTGGCTCGTCTTCTGGTCTCGTCGAGGCCGGGTACAAGGTCGTCATCGCGGCTAACCACTGGGCGCTCGCGATCGAGTCACACCAGATGAACCACCCCCACACGGACCACTCCCAGGCGGACATCTCCCAGGTCGACCCGCGCTACTTCCCGCGCACGCACGTCCTCTGGGGATCGCCGGAGTGCACGAACCACTCGATCGCGAAGGGCATCAAGCGGCAGCGCCAGCAGGACCTCGCGCTCTTCGAGCTCGACGGCACCGCGCCGCTGCCCGACGAGGCAGCTAACCGGTCCCGCGCAACGATGTGGGACATCCCACGCTTCGCCGAGCACCACCGGTACATGGCGATCATCCTCGAGAACGTCGTCGACGCGTACCGGTGGGACCAGTTCCCGGCGTGGCAGCTCGCGATGGAGAAGCTCGGCTACCGGATGCAGTTCGCGTGGCTGAACAGCATGCACGCGCAGATCGGCGGCCTTCCGGCCCCGCAGTCCCGCGACCGCATGTACATCGTGATGTGGCGCGAAGACCTCGCCTCGAAGAAGAAGGGGCTCACCGGCCCCAACGTCGCGAAGTGGACCAGCCCGATGGCGCTCTGCCTCGAGCATGGCGAGATCCAGGCCGTGCAGGCGTTCAAGAAGACCGAGCAGTGGGGGCGCTACCGCGCCCAGTACCTCTACCGGTGCCCGAAGTGCTGGCAGATCGTCGAGCCCGGCTGGCTCCCGGCCGCCTCGATCATCGACTGGTCGATCCCTGCGCCGCGCATCGGCGACCGCACCAAGCCGCTCGCCTCCAAGACCGTCGAGCGGATCCGCCGCGGCATCGAGCGCCACTGGGCGCCCATCGTCGCGAAGGCCGCCGGGAACACCTACGACGGCGTCACCACAGGATCGAATTACCTTCGCGTGTCCGAACTCGACGCCCCGATGCCCGTGCAGACAGGCAGCGCAGAGCACGGCCTCGCGATCCCGCCCGCCTTCCTCGCGCAGTTCCGCGAGCGCGACAGGACGCAGGGGCTCGAGGATGCTCTGCCGACCGTCGTCGCCGACGGCGCGAACCACGCCCTGATCGTCAACAACCTCAGCGGCGCGGACGGCTCGCGCTCTCGTCCCGTGAGCGACCCGCTCCCGTCGGTTGTTGCCGGCGGCCTGCACGCCTCGCTGCTTATCCCCGTCGAGGGGCGCGAAGGCAAGAGCGCGGCGTCCGTCGCTGACCCGCTGCGCACTCAGTCGACGCGCAACGAGACCGGGCTGCTCGTGCCGCTGCGGAACCACGGCGTCGCGAAGCCCGCGACGCACCCGATCGACACGGTCAGCGCCGAGGGCAACCACCACGCGCTCGTCCTGACGAACACGCACGCGAATCGCGCCCGCTTCGTCGACGAGCCCCTGCCTACGGCAACCACCGCGACCACGCAGGCGCTAGTCATGCGCAACAACCTCGGCGGCGCCGAGATGTCGACGCCCGTGACCGAGCCGATCCGCACGCTCACGACCGGCGGCCACCAGTCGCTCATCGAGCCGAGCGCGCCGATCAGCCTCGACGTCGAGGACGCCGGATTCCGGATGCTCGAACCGCACGAGATCCAGGCGGGCATGGGCTTCGCTCCCGACTACCTGCTGCTCGGGTCGAAGCGCGACAAGGTGAAGCAGGCCGGGAATGCGGTCACACCGCCCGCAGCGCGCGACCTCGGCCATGCCGTCGCCGAGTTCCTCCTGGCGGTGGCATCGTGACCGCCCCGACCGCCGAGGTGCGCAACGGCGTCTACCTCCGTGACGGCTTCCGCTGCGTGATGTGCGGTGCGCTCGAGAAGACGTTCCAGCACCGCCGGGCGGTCGGCATGGGCGGCTCCCGCAACGTGCCGACCGCCGTCGATGGCCTGACGCTCTGCCTGACCTGCAACGTCGCATGTGAGCGCGAGCTGCAGGGGAGAGCGCTCGCGAACGGCTGGAAGGTGCGCCGCTGGGTCACCTCACCCGAGCGCGTGCCGGTCTACTTCCCGCACGAGTTCTCCTGGTACCGCCTCGAAGGCCTCAACCGGATCCGGATCTCGGCCGCCGTCGCGATGGAGATGGGCTGCTCGGTCTACGGCGACGAGTGGATGCGATGGCGGCTCGGCGAGATCGGCGGTGTCGCATGAGCACGATGCCGACCTACGCGATGACCTACGTCGTCTGGCATCCGGAGTCGTGGACGTTGAAGATCGGCCGCGCGTGGGCATGGTCGCGGGTGCAGCGATGGCTCGATCGGGGCTGGTATCCGATCGTCTGCCAGCGCGGCACGGACGCGTCCTGGGAGCGGGAGGCGCTGCGGGTGCTGCGCCGCATCTTCCCGGCCGCGTTCGCCTCCTGGGCGGACGCCGAGCACGTTCTCGGTCCCGGCGGGAAGGGCTACTCCGAGTGCTTCAACGTCGAGCCCGAAGACCTGAATTCTGCCCTGGCCGCGTGTATCCGGGGCTTCGCGAGAGGAACCGATGTCCACCAAGCAACGAATGATCAGCCCCGCCGACTTCGAGACGCTGGCCGGAGTGCCGGACGTCGCGAAGCCGTCGGCGGTGTGGCTGTGGCTGAACCTCGACCCGCTCGGCCGGGGGCGGTTCGACACGAGGGCGATCTCGTCGGCGATGTACCCGACGCTCGACCTGACACCGGACGAGGTCGACGAGCACCTGGTGCTGTTGGCGGAGGCCGGGTTCCTGACGACGTTCCTCGCCCCGGACCCGGAGACCCGGGAGACGGTCGAGTGGCTGCTGCTCCTGCACCCGCTGAAGGTCGACCTGCGCGGCACCACGATCCGCACCCCGGAGCCCCCCGGCGCTTTCCATGGACGCTCCATGGCTATGGGTGGGGGCGGGCGCGCGAGGGCGCGAGAGCGGGCGCGGGGGAGTGCGCGGGAGCGGGCGCGGGCCGGGGTGCGGGCGGAGGACGCCGCGCGAGCCGCCGCCTGGGATGCCGTGCAGGAGGACCGGGAGCCGGCGCCAGAGCGCCCCGAACGTCCGGCCGTCCTGGATGCTCCGCCGATGTTCTGCGACGAGCACATGCCCAGAGGAGCGGGGACGAAGAAGTGCGGCCCCTGCCGGGACAGGCGTCTCCTCCGCGACGAGTGGATGCAGCGCCGGGTCTACGAAGACCGGTTGACCGAGTTCTACGAGCTCAACGACGAACCCGAGGAGGTGTGGGATGACACGGTCTTCTAGCAGCCCTTCCGGCGGCTACCTCCCCGTGCGGGTGAACGTCCCGCTCGACGTCTACCAGCAGCTCAACGCGGAGGCCACGCGCCGCGGCATCGACGTCGCCGACGTGATCCTGCGTCGCGTCACCCCCGCTGCTCACGGCGGCTACCGACCGAACTCCGGCCGCCGCAGCGGCTACACCACCCGCGCCGGCGAGGAGATCAGCGCCGGTCGCCGCTTCAACCAGTCGTGGACGGAGATCAGCCGGCACCTCGGGATCTCCGAGCACACAGCCCGCACCTGGGCGGCGAAGTACGCCGCCGAGGTCAGAGAACAGAACATGAGCGACCGCGCAGGAAGGACAGCATCATGAGCAACGAGACAGTCCGGGCCACCGTGTACCTGCAGGTGCAGCCCGAGTACAACCGCTGGATGGGCGATCACTCCAAGCCGGAGTCGATCGGTGGTGCGAAGGTCATTCGCTCGACCCAGAAGCGCTCCGCAGCGCCCGAGCCCGGGACCGTAGAGGTGAAGCTCACGATCGAGCTCCCGAAGACCGCGTTCACGCCCCTCGCCCCCGAGGCGATCGTCGTGATTCCCGAGACCCTCACCCAGCCCCACCCGATCACGGTCGAAGCAGCCGACGCGAACGAGGAGAGCTGACGATGAGCGACACGAACCAGTTCGTCGGTCGCGAGGAGATGCTCGCTTCCGTCGGAGTCGACGTCAAGAGGCTCGGCTTCGTCGGCCTGACCTTCGACCCGCTCGCAGTCCGCGAACAGCTGGACAAGCAGAGCTGGGGCGTCCGCATCATCGAGAGCGACTACGTCTACGCGCCTGAGGGTGACTTCCGTCACTGGGTGCAGGGCGCGGTCGCCGAACGGAGCGCGCACGTCACCGCGAAGTACGGTCTCCTCACCGCCGCCCACGAGCGCAAGGAGATCATCGACGACCTCATCGGATGGCCTCGCGAGGTGTCCGTAGAGGTCGTCGGCATCGAGGTCTTCCCGTCGCCGTACCCGGACCTCCCGTACGGATGCCTGGTCGCGCGTCTCGGCGGCGACGAGCTCGCCGAGATGAACGCCGCGCTGAGCGTCCTGCCTCACGTTGACTCGTTCGCCGACTACAAGCCCCATCTCACCCTCGCCTACCTGCGGCCCGAGGTCGCGACCTATGCCGGAATCCCCGAGGCGCAGTCCTGGCTCCTCGGGAAGCAGCTGCGCGTCACCGGCATCGACTACGGGCGCGTCTACGGAGAGGCGAACTGATGGCCGGCGAAACCGTCATCACCGTCGTCGGCAACCTGACCGCCGACCCCGAGCTGCGCTACACGCAGAACGGCCTCTCGGTGGCGAACTTCACCATCGCGAGCACGCCGCGCATCTTCGACCGCGCGGCGAGCGAGTACAAGGACGGCGACGCGCTGTTCCTCCGGGCATCGTGCTGGCGGGAATTCGCTGAGCACGTCGCCGGCAGCCTGACCAAGGGCATGCGCGTCATCGCCCAGGGCCGTCTCCGCCAGCGCTCCTACCAGGACCGCGAGGGCAACCTGCGCACCGCGATCGAGCTCGAGGTCGACGAGATCGGCCCGAGCCTGCGCTATGCGACGGCGCAGGTGACGCGCGCCGCGCGCACCGAGGGACAGAAGCCGGCGGCCGCGGTCCCGGCACAGGAGCAGTGGGTGGCCTCCGAACAGCCCGCGGAAGGGGGATGGACCTATGGCGACGACACACCGTTCTGAAGCAGAGGACGACTGCCAGTGGTGCCACGGGAAGCTGTCGATCATCGTCTCCCGTGACCCTGACGAGGAGATCGACTGCGTCTGCACTGACCCGCCCGAGGTGAAGATCGCCGACAGGGTCGACGCCTTCGCGAAGAGCCTCGGGATCGACCTGTTGCCCTGGCAGCGCACTCTCGCGGTGCAGGCGCTCTCCGGCGAGCCGATCACTTTCGCCGGTGGCCGTGGGTCGGGGAGAAGCACGGTCGACCGCATCGTGAAGGGAGTCCGGCATGTCTGACCGCTACTGCATCCGCGGCTGCAAGATCCGCGGTGAGCACTTCGCAGCCTGCGCGCGCAGCGGCGAGACCTACAAGGGTGACGACCCGTGCCCCGGCTGCGCCCAGGTGGACGCTCGGGACGGCGTGCTCATCTGCGAGCGCTGCTACCGGACCCTACGTCGTCACCTGGAGGACGCGGCCGATGTCGTCGGGCACCTTCGCTCGATCGCGGACCCGACCAAGGCCGCCGTCTTCGACCGGATCCGGGTGCAGTCCTCGTCGATCGAGATCCCCGCGCCTGTGGCCGCCGACCTCATCGACGCCTCGAACGACATCACCACGACGCTGAACATGTGGGCGAACCACGTCGCGGGGGAGGACCGACCGGGCGCGGGGCTCGCCGCAGGGGCCATGGCGGATGCCGCGCACGATGTCGTCCGCATGGCCGCCGACGTGATCCTCGGCGAGCTCGACGACCTCGCGAACGACTCGCATCAGATCGAAGCGCTCTGCGAGGGCGTCATGGTCGTGCACCAGGGCGCCCCGGACGTGTGGACGGTAGCCGACGCCGCGGTGCGCTGGCCGCTCGAGGACTCGCCCCGGTGGGCGCAGGCGCCGTGCCCGGAGTGCGACCTGATGGCCGTACGCGTCCAGCCCGGCCGCAACGGTCGCCCCTCGAGGTACCGCTGCACGACGCCCGAGTGTGGCTGGGAGGCGAACTCGAACGACGACGGCGGCCTGTGGGCGTCTGTCTTCGCCGAGCCCGCCCCGCCCGAGATCCTCCCGCACGACCCGAGCCTGCTCACCCTCGTCGACGCTGCCCGCCTCGTGGACCGCGAACCGGGTACCGTGCGCGGCTGGGCGAGGGCAGGTGAGCTCGAGCAACACCTCGGGCGCTATCGCAAGGACGACGTGCTCGCCGTCGCAGCACGCAAGAGGGGAGAGAGGTCATGACGCAGCTCGCACAGGCGAAGCGGTGGCTGAACATCACCGAGGCCGCCGACATCGCGAAACGCTCCGAGCGCACCATGCGCAACTGGGTCCGGGACGGCGTGCTCAAGCCTGCCCTTCCGGGCATCTTCGACCGCGACGCGGTGCTCGCCGCCGCCAAGCTGATGAAGAATCGTCGCGGGCGGCCGACGGCGAGCGAACCCCGCGTCGTCGAGGCCACGCCCGGAAGCTGGATCCGAGTTACCGCGTGCGGCACCCATCTCGCTGCGCTCAATGCGGGCCTGGTTGCGCTCAGCTGCAGACGATGCCGGGTCGACCCCGCTGAATCTCCCGCACGCATCGAGGATGCTCGGCCAGCGCCAGTACTGTCGTGAGTATGACCAATTGGGCGGTCCCGGAGAACTCTCGTACACAGGTGAAGCTAGCTGGCGAGCTAATCGCAGCTGGCTCGGCTTCGCCCGCGGACTATCGAGCGGCGCGAGCCAAGATCAGTAACTTTCGTAGCGCGCATGGCTACCCCTTGCTTTCCGTGTACATGCACGTTCGCAACAAGGCAAGCCGGGTGTCGGACGAGGCGGTGGTCGCCCGGCGGCTCAAGCGACTCCCGACCATCCTCGACAAGCTCGAGCGCTATCCGTCGATGAACGTCGCGACCATGCAGGATCTCGGCGGGTGCCGGGTGATCCTGTGGCAGATCGGGGAGGTGTACGACCTCGTCGAGTCGCTCTACGCGTCGAACTCGCAGAGCCGGATCATCCGGGAGAAGGACTACATCGCTGAGCCACAGTCGACCGGATACCGAGGGGTGCACCTCGTCTACGAGTATGGGGCGAGCAAGGCCGACTACCAGCGTATGAAGATCGAGGTGCAGGTCCGTACGACGCTGCAACACGCGTGGGCCACCTCGGTGGAGACGATGGATCTGTTCTCCGGCAGCCGGCTGAAGTACGACGACGGGGACCCGAGAATGAAGCGATTCTTCGCCGTTGCCGCTTCGCTCATGGCCGACCACGAGGGCACGGCACCCGTTCCGGACGCTGAAGCATCTGCGGACGACCTACGCCTCGAGATCCGCGCTCTCGAGGACGACCTGAACGTCACAGGACTGCTCAGCGGCTACGCCTCGATAGTGGACCAGTTTCCGCAGAGCGATCGTCGCTCGACTATGGTGCTGAAGCTATGGCGCGACACGCGACAACTCGGCATCTCGGTCTTCGAAACCCAAGCCCTCGCCGAGAAGCACCTAGCGCTCGTTGAGTCGGTCGATGACGAGAACGTCGACGCGGTGCTGATCGCCGTCAGCAAGGTCGGCCAGATCCAATCCGCGTATCCGAACTACTTCGCGAACACCGGTACATTCCTGGGGTTCGTAGACCATCAACTACGTCGCGCACGAGGTGGGCGGGCCTGAGCCCAATACTTTGATGTGTCGGGCCGACGCATCTCGGCGGCGTCGGGCACAATGAGCCAATGAACGACGATGCCGCGCGTCTCGAAGCTGAGTACGCCATTCTCGCCCAGAAGCTCGAAGCACTCGACCGCGAGGTCGCCGCCCGCAACGATGCTAAGCGCCGTACTATCGATGCCGCCCGAGAAGTAGGCGCACAGCTTGCCCGCCTGGGTCATGCAGCGGAGCTCGCCGATGTGAGCTTTGACCACGATCTCGCACGCCGCCTCTACTGGAATTACCCCGACCTCCATGTCGCCGAGATCGCGAACCCGATGCGAGTGCATGAGGGGCAGGTCAGCCGCTACGTCGGCTCCGGCGAGTTCGAGAAGCCGTGCTTCAACGGGTGCGGGCGCACGGTCGTCTGGCACATGCGCAACCGTACGGACGCGCAGCGCCAGCCCCGGTACTGCCCTGAGTGTCAGCGTGAGCGCGAGTTGCAGCGGGAGAGGGATCTGCGTGCGATGCGCGCCCGGGAGGAAGCCGAGCACCGGGAGTCGGTAGAGGCGCTGCGGGCGGCGGTGGACGCCGGCGTCGAGATTCGGAGATATGCGGACTTCCCGGGCGTGCCTCACACCTGGGCGGTCGACGAGAACGGCGTCCCGTTGGTGCTTCGCGATGAGCGATAGCGCGGCGTGACCGTGCAGATACCCGCGCCCGTCCCGCGATCCACTACTTTGAGGAAAGATTGCCGATTCAAGGGGGGACATGGTAGCCATCACGCGCAACCGCGAGGACATCGAAGACGGCGTCGTCCAGCTGAGATTCGCCGACGACGACGACAACATCAAAGACATCAGCGCTTCGGACCTGGCGGAGGTTCTGGAGGGACTCGTCGAGCTCAGTCGCGAGCTCGCGAGTTCCGGCGAGTTCGGCGATGGCGCCGCGCCGCGTATCCGCGTTCGCCCACCAAAAGAAGGATCCTTCATCCTCGAGGCGATCGTCTGGATGCAGGAGAACCCCATCGGGGCGGCGGGCATGACGGCTGTCGGCGCGGCTGCTACCGCGGCGGGTGTCAACGCGGGAAAGGCAATCGGTACCGCCGCGGGGAAGGCCGTTGCCGACGCGATCGGGGCAGGTATCCGGAGTCTGCGTGGTCACACGCCCGTCGAGTTCGATTATCTGGATAGCGGCGACGTCAAGGTGAAGTGGTCCGACGGTACCGCGAGCGAGCACCGCGCCGAGACGTGGAAGAAGCTTCAGGAGATGAAGCGACCGACTCGCCGTGCTCTGCGCAAGATCATGGCGCCGCTCAACACGGATGCGGACAAGCTGGAGGTGCGCGATGCATCCGTGGACGCCACCACCGATGAGATCTTGAACACCCCGGCCGAAGCCGTGGCGATCCGCACCGACTACCTCACCGCCACTCAGGAGGCTGAGCAGACGACCGAGGAGGAGCGGATCTTCGAGACGGAAGCCGTCCTCGGCACCATCGACTTCGACAACACGGCCAAGTGGCGAGTGAAGACGACCCGAGAGGGAACCCGCACGGCTACCATCGAAGATGTAGAGTTCCTCCGCGGTCTCGACCGCGGGGACGCGATTCACAAGAACGACATCTTCTGGCTCAAGGTGAGAGAGACCACCGTGAAGGAGCCGGGGAAGAATGTCCGCACCGAATGGGCCGTGATCGAGGTTACGCGTACAAGGCGAGGTGACACCGGTGGTGACGCACACGACGACGCACCCGACGCACTTGAGGAGGCGTCAGCGTCGGAGGACTGAGGGGCGACGGCCCGACTATCGACGCTTGGCGATCTTGTTCCTATGCGTCGTGTCGATCATGCTCCTCACCGTCAGCATGATCGTCGAGCACACATCGCCGTTTCTGGTGCTGATCCCCACGGCGCTCGGGGCACTGATGATCGCACGGATGCACCGCTGAGGCTGTAATTCTTCCGCGCCTTCCGAGCGTTGTGTTAAGCTGTGCTTGCACCTGAACTATGACCGAAGCCCTGCCGATCCGGCGGGGCTTTTGTCGTTCAGCTGTGACCCCGCCGCCACACGCTCACAACCCTCTGCAAGCGACGTGTTGCCATGACCTCGCGTGACCCCGTGACAGGGTCGGCGTTGAGAGAGCAGCCGGAGACGGTCGCATGATGCACCCACTCGAGCGGTGATGGGTAGGCGGGGCGCAGTCTTCCCGATCGGAGGGCGATCATGCGCGTGACCACCACGCTCGACGACGCTCCGATCGTTCCCGTCCGCGTCGTGCTCAGGCCGTCAACCTATCGCGCACTCGCCGAGGTCGCGAAGGCGAAGGGCATCGAGGACGTCGGCACGCTCCTCTCGCGTCTCGCTGATCTCTCGCTTCAGCCAAAGGCGGCGCGATCAGCGAAGCGTCGTCGGCGCACGGACGAGGAGTGGGCGGAGATCGACCTCCGCATCCGCGCGCTGAACGGTCAGCGCATGTCAGACGGACGGATCGCCAAGGCACTCGGCCTTCCGCAACCGACCGTCTCGCTTCGCCGCCGCGGGATGGAGCTCGAGTCGCCGGCGCCGCGCGCGCCCCGAGGTGAGGCGGCGTGAGCAAGCGCACTCACACCCGCGAGGATCATCGCCAGCGCACGGAGTTCTTCGAGGAGGGCAAGCGCCTCGACGCGGACCCGAAGACGCGCCACCTCGCCGGGTGCTGGCTCTGCGGGCTGCGCATCGACTACGAGCAGGCGCCGGGCACTACCACCGACTCCCACACCCTCGACCACTACTATCCGGTCGAGGACTATCCCGAGCTTCAGAACGACCCCGACAACTTCCGCCACGCGCACTTCGACTGCAACAGCAGCCGCGGCAAGGGCGACGCCGAGCGTGGCCTCGGCGAACTCATGGGCGCGTGGTGGTGATCACGACTCCTTCGGAGGAGCGTACCGCTGCATCTTCTGGTCGACGTTGGCGTAGTGCCCAGACACGACCTTCGAGGCCATCTCGATCGCTTCGGCTACGTTCTCGTACCCCTGGTTCCCGTCCGTCGCGATGATGTCCGAGCCGTTGTCCCCGAACAGCCGCCAGCCCCAGGTCTTGTCCGCGCGCTCGTACGCCACCAGCCGTGATCCCGCCATTGATCGCTCCCTTGCTCGTCGTAGGGGAAACGATACCGACCGCGTGCATAGCTCGCCACGATTCGGAGGCACCATGAACCGCTTCGCAGCTATCGGCCTGTTCGTCGAGGCCGCCAAGGGCCAGCGCATCCTCGTGGTCACCCCGCGTCGCAACGAGATCGCCGGTGCCCTCGACTGCTTCATGCGGATCGACGAGGTAGCGCAGTGGCCCGGGGTGCGCGTCCGTCGGACGAACGGGGACGAGCGCATCGACCTCGGTGGTCGCGGTCACATCGTCTTCCACTCGTCGTCCTCGCACCTGCAGGGGATGAGCGCCGACATCGTCTACATCGACGACGAGGCCGACCGCCGACTCGAGGACAGTGCACGCGACCGGCTCTACGCCGACCTGTGCGCCGTCGTGTCGGGTAGCTCGACCGGCGACATCGTCCGCGCATGATCGACGCCCGCGACGCCGAGGGCGTGCCGTGCATCACGACGTGCAAGACGGTGATCCCTCGCTCGGTCACGGACGCGCTCGACCTCGACCTCACCGACTGGCAGGAGAGACTCCTCAAGGGGTGGGGCTTCGCCTTCGCTCGCTGAGCGACAGACCGTCATGGGTGACGGAGAGTGAAAGACCCGGATGCGCGGTACCCAGCCCGCCAGGGCATCCCTGGTCGAGTATGCCGTCATCCATGACCGCCCCCCCCGTCGAAAAATCTGGTCCCGGGGGAGGAGGGCGGCACACCGCCGGGTGGGTGTTCCTCTCTCCCCGATAACTCCTCCGTAGGGGGTCGCACGCGCGCGCACGCGAGAAGGGTGGTCCGCCATGACCGTCTTCGCTCAGGAATCCGTGTCCGAGGCGCTCGAGCGCGGGCTGAAGAACGCGAAGCACCTGCGGATGCGTCACGCCCCGGCAGTCGCCGCGGCTCGAGCACTCGCTCGCAAGATCGACGCCTGGGACGTCATCGTCGACTGGGCACTCGAGGACGCCGCCGAGACCAAGGGCGCACGACCCGCTGTCCCGGCGAACGACAACGTCTCGATCGCCAGCTTCCTGAAGTACCTCGACGCGCTCGGCCTCACTCCCGAGGACGAGGCCCCGGCCGCGACCCCCGGTCGACCGGCCACCAAACCCGCGCCGGCCGCGCAGCCGACGAACAAGGTGCTCGCGTTCCGGCAGAAGGCGCAGGCCGGATAGGGGACGCGGTGACGATCACGCATGGTTTCACCGAGCCGCGCGTGTGGACGAAGCCGCTGGCCGAACTCACCCCGAAGACCTCTCGCGGCTTCGAGGTCATCGAGTTCGCCGAGGAAGTCCTGCGCGTCCACCTGTTCCCCTGGCAGAAGTGGCTCCTCATCCACATGATGGAGCTCGACTCGTTTGGCCTGCTCCGCTTCCGCAAGGCGCTGGTCATCGTCGGCCGCCAGAACGGCAAGACGCTCATCGCCGCCGTGCTCGCCGCGTACTGGCTGTACGTCGACGCGGGCCGCTGGCCGACGCAGCTTCCCGAGCAGGACTTCATCGTCGTCGGCGCCGCGCAGAAGCTCGACATCGCGATGAAGCCGTGGCGGCAGGTTCGCCGCTGGGGCGCTCCCGACGACGTCAAGATCGGCATCGCCCGCGACCGCGTCCCCGACCTGCAGGAGATCACCTGGTCCCCGCGCACCACGAACGGCGAGACCGAGCTTCGCACCCACGCCGGCGCCGCCTACCTGCCGCGCACCTTCGACGGCGCGCGCGGCCAGTCCGCCGCCCGCCTGATCCTCGACGAGCTGCGCGAGCAGTACGACTACGAGGGCTGGTCGGCGATCGAGAAGTCCGCGAACGCCATGTTCGACTCGCTCCTCGTCGCGTTCTCCAACGCCGGCACCCGCCGGTCCAAGGTGCTCCGCGACGTCCGCGAGATCGGACACGAGGGCGTCGACGACCCCGAGACGCAGTGGTTCATTGCGGAGTGGTCGGCCAAGCCCGACGCCCGCCTCGATGACATCGAGGCATTCGCGCAGGCGAACCCGTCCGCAGGCTACCTCCCGGGCATGACGCTCGTCGGACTGATGCGCGCCGCCGCCGAGGCCAAGGAGAAGAACGTCGAGCGCATCGAGGTGCTCGGCCAGTGGGTCACCGCGAAGGTCGACAACTTCATCGAGGTCGAGGACTGGAAGCAACTGCACGAGACCGTCGAGCAGGTGCTCGCGTCGATCCCGCGCGGTGGCCGCACCGTCTGGGGCATCGACATGTCCCACAATCGGCGCACGACCTGGCTCTCCGCCGCGGTGCTCACCGACGACGGACGCCCGTTCGTCACCGTCCGGGTGAAACGCCCCGGGTGGGCGTGGGTGCTCCCCGCTTTGATCGAGCTCGCGCAGGCCTCCGGGCAACGCGAGGTCGCGGTCCAGTCCAGGGGCGTCCCGGCGACCGACTTCCTCAAGCCGCTGCAGGATGCCGTGTTCGACCTCAAGGGCAGGCCGACCAAGTTCATCGTCCACGCGATCGACTGGTCCGCGTTCGCTCTCGCCACGGGTCGGCTCAGTGACCGCGTCCGCGACCGCGGCATCCGGCTCGTGCCGCAACCCGACGTCGACCGGGCCATCCCCGGCGCGGTCGTTCGGACCTACGCGGAGAACACCGGATGGTCGCGCGAGAAGTCGATGCCGATGGACATCGCCGGCATCTGCGCCATGACCATCGCGCTCTACGCGCTCGAGGCACTGGAACCTCCCGCGCCCGAGCCGACCCCGCCGCCGCCTCCGAAGGCCACAACGGTTCAGCGCGCCCGAGGCGGCGACCCGAACCGAGGCCGTCGCGAGAGCGTTCGCACCATGCAGTTCTGAAAGGAGGCCCCGAGTGGCTAAGGAAATCGGCTACCAGACGACCTCACTCAAGTCGTGGGGCTGGCTCGCCGGCCAGGCGCACGAGACGAACCCGCTGCTCGTGTGGCCGCTCTCGCTCGAGGCGTACGACAAGATGCGCCGGGAGGAGCCGCAGGTCGTCTCCGTCCTCCGCGCAGTGATGCTCCCGATCCTCTCCGCGCACTACCAGATCGACCCCGGTGAGGCCCGCGAGGAGGTCGTCACCCGCGTCGCCTCCGACCTCGGCCTCGGCATCAAGGGCCGCGATCCGATCCCGCCGCACCGCACCCGCGGGCGCTTCTCGTGGCGCGAGTACGTCCGCCTCGCCCTGCTCTCCCTGGTCTACGGCCACTCGGTCTTTGAGCAGGTCTACGAGCCGGACGCGTTCGGACTCCTCCGGCTCAAGAAGCTGGCCTGGCGCCCACCGCGCACGATCGCGAAGTTCGTCGTCGCGCCCGACGGCGGCCTCGACGCCATCACGCAGCACGGCCTCCTGTCCGGCCAGCGCGGCGAAGTGACGATCCCGGTCAGCCACCTGGTCGTGCACGTCAACGAACGCGAGGGCGCGAACTGGATCGGACAGTCCCTGCTCCGCTCGGCCTACAAGATGTGCATCCTGAAGGACCGGGTGCTGCGCGTGCAGACGATGTCCATCGAGCGCAACGGCCTCGGCGTGCCCGTCTACACGAGCGCGCCGGTGCCCGACGGCGCAGACCCGGACGCGCACAAGGAATGGCTCGAGTCCGAGAAGGACGCGGGCCTGCAGATCGCGCAGGACTTCCGCGCCGGCGACGACTCGGGCGCCTCGATCCCGCACGGCGCGAAGCTCGAGCTCCTCGCCCTCACCGGGAAGCTGCCCGACACCGACCGACCGCTGAAGTACTTCGACGAGCAGATCGCTCGCGCCGTACTCGCACATGTCCTCAACCTCGGCGGCGATGACTCGACCGGGTCGTACGCTCTCGGCGACACGCTCGAGTCGATCTTCACCAACTCGCTCAACGCGGTCGCGGCGGAGTTCGTCGACGTCACTCAGCAGCACGTCATCGAGGACTACGTCGATCTCAACTGGGGACCGGACGAACCCGCTCCGCGGCTCGTCGTCTCGAAGATCGGAGCCGACACCCCGGTCACTGCCGACGCGATCCGCGCTCTCGTCGACGCCAAGGTGATCACCCCGGACGAAGCCCTCGAGGGTCACGTCCGCGAACTGATGCGCCTGCCCGCTCGACTCGCCGAGATCATCCCCGACCCGGCGGACATCGCAGTGACTCCGGCCGGAACGGACGAACTCGTCAGCACGATCGCCACGGCGACCGATGCCGAGCAGGCGCGGTTCGCCGCCGAGACGCTGCAGAAGGCTTACCTCGGCGTCGACAAGGTGCTCACCCGACGCGAGATCCGCGAACTCGTCCGCCGCTCCGGCGCCGACATCGACCCGGATGCCGCACCCGACCCCGAGCCGGCCCCGGCTCCCGCGACCCCCGAGGAGGACGCATGAACCCCTTCCGCACACCACGCAGCGGGCCGCGCACGCCCGTGCTCGCGTCGATCCCTCAGGGAGTCGACGTTGGCAACGGCACGGTCACGCTCCGCCTGTATGACCCGATCGACTCCTACGGGGGCGAGTGGGGCGTCTCGGCGAAGGAGTTCGCCGCCGCGGTCGACGCCCTCCCCGCCGGGACGACTGAGATCCTGCTCCTCATCAACTCGCCCGGCGGCGAGGTCTGGGACGGGCTGGCGATCCTGAACACGCTCCGCAAGCACCCGGCGCGCGTCGTCGCGGTCGTCGAGGGGATCGCGGCATCCGCCGCCTCCTTCATCGCGGCAGGCTGCGACGAGATGGTCATGGCCCGCAACTCCGAGGTCTACATTCACAACGCCTGGGGCTGGGCGTCCGGCGACGCCGAGGACATGCGCGCCGCCGCCGCGGATCTCGACCGGCTCGACCTGAACCTCGCCAGCATCTACGCCGAGAAGTCCGGCAAGACCGTCGAGTACTGGCTCGCCGAGATGCCCCGCGATCGGTTCATGACCGCCGAGGAGGCGGTCGAGTCCGGCCTCGCCGACCGCATCGAAGGCGAGGGCGACGCGCCCGCCGCCCGCGCGCGGTTCGACCTCTCTGCATTCGCGCGCGCACGCGGTGACCGCACGCCGCGCGCGGCGCTCCCTGAACTCCCGAGCTCGACCGAGCCGGGTGACCCCAACACGAAGGAGGCGCTCACCATGAGCGACACCATCAAGGCGGGCCTCGTCCAGCGGCTCGGCGTGCGCGCCGAAGCCACCGACGACGAGATCCTCGCCGCAGTCGATGAGGCGCTCGACGAGCGCGCCGAGCCGACCGACCCCGCCGCCCCGGCCACCGACTCTCAGTCCGACCCGGCACCCGCTCCCGCCGCCGCACCCGTCGAGGGCACCGTGGTCGTCGAGGCCGGCGCACTCGCCGAACTGCAGCGCCAGGCCGCTCTCGGTGCGACCGCACACGCGACGCAGCAGACCGAACGCCGCGAGGCCATCGTGCAGAACGCGATCAACGAGGGCCGCATCGCCCCCGCCTCGCGCGCGCACTTCCTCAACCTGCTCGGCAAGGACGAAGCGGGCACCGTGCAGGCGCTCGCGACGTTTCCGAAGGGCACGATCCCCGTGGCTGAGATCGGTCACTCGGAGAGCGACACCATCAACGACACCGACCGCCTCGCCGCCAAGGCGGGCTGGGGTGCGCCCAAGAAGGGGGCCTGACCATGTCCGACTACCTGCCCAAGCACGGCACCGACACCGGCGTGCCGTTCACTGTCGGCGCGACCCCCGTCATCGGCGGCCGCCTCGTCGACGTGTCCACACCGAACGCGATCGTCCCCGCCGGGGCCGACTCCGCGAAGGTGATCGGCGTCGCCGCGCAGGACGCCGCAACCGGCGAGCGGGTCACCGTGTTCCCGCGCTCCGCCGGCGTGCAGCGGCTCACGGCATCCGGCGCCATCGCCGTCGGCACCCGCGTGATCTCGGCCACCGCCGGGAAGATCGCCACGGCCGGCGCAAGCACCAACTCCATCGGCATCGCCCTCGAGGCCGCTGCCGCCGACAACGACGTCATCGACGTCCTGTTCATCTGAGGGAGATGACGTGTCCTACACCTACCCGGTGAAGCACCCCGAGGGGACTCTCACCACCGCGGAGCTTCACCTGCTCCTGTCCAACCCGACCGTCATCGCACAGCGCGTGGCCGAGCTCGCCGACCAGAAGTTCATCGCGGACTTCCTGCTCTCGGGCCGCTACTCCGCGCAGGGCGGCGGCGTGTTCTACGAGACCGGCGAGGAGATCTTCGCCGGGGACGACCCCGAAGCGGTGTCGCCGCTCGGCAACTACCCGACCGTCATCCTCGACTCCGGCGAGGTCGTCTCGGCCCGCACCGTCAAGTGGGGCCTCGACACCCTGATCAGCGACGAGAAGATCGCCCGTCAGGGGATCGCGCACGTCAACCGCGGCATCACCCGCCTCGTCAACACGGTCGTCCGCCACGTCGACCGCGTCGCGATGGCCGTGATCGCCTCCCGCGTGACGAGCACCTTCGCGTCGCTCGAGACGTGGACGACCGCGGGCAAGGCCGTCGAGGCGATCACCACCATCCAGGCGGAGCGCGCCGGACTGGGTTTCGGCATCGACCTCGACACCGCGGTGCTGCGGCCCGCGCAGTACGCGAAGGTCATCGGCATGCTGATCGACGACAAGGCGCTCCCGCGCGAGCAGGGCGAGACCGCCATCCGTGGCAACCTTCCCGTCGACGCGCTCGGTCTGACCTGGGCCACGACGCCGCACTTCCAGGGCGCGAACCCGCTCCTGGTCGACCGCGAGCAGCTGGGCGGCATGGCCGACGAGGATCTCGGCGGCCCGGGCTACGTCCGCACCGAGGCGTTCGGCGTCGAGGCGAAGACGATCCGCGAGGAGAAGCCCGAGGGCTACACCCTCCGCGCGCGTCGCGTCACCGTCCCCGTCGTCACCGAGCCGATGGCCGGTGTCGCCCTGACGAACACGGGCCTGTGATGAGTGCGCTCATCGTGACGGCCGCAGTGGCCGTCCTGCCCACCGTCGACGGTCGCGAGCAGTACCTCTACGAGGGCGCGATCTTCGACTCCGACGGCATCACCGAGAAGGGCCTCGAGCACGCTCGCGCGCAGGGCCTCATCGATGACGCGCCGGAGTTCGTCGAGGACGAGGAGCCGCTCGCGGTCTTCTCGCAGGACGACGTCGAGGCCGCGGTGAAGGCCGCGACCGAGGCCAAGGACGCCGAGCTCGCCGAGGTGCGCAAGGCCGTCGAGGACCGCGACACGGAGATCGCGAAGCAGGCGGAGGAACTCGCCGCCGCGCGCGCCGAGGCCGCCAAGTCCGAGGCCCCCAAGGTCCCGGCCAGCAAGTCGACTGCCGCGAAGCAGTCCTGATCGAGAGGGAGCGATGATGTCGATCACACACAGGGACATCAGTTCGGACGAGAACCTCGGCCGGCGTGTGCTGGTGCGAGCCCGCATCATCGCTCCCTGCCTCGACTCTCTCGACCCTGAGTCGGACGCCGGGAAGGACGCGATCGCGATCCTCAAGGGCGTGATCGCGGAGATCCCCGCCGCCGGCTATCGGCGCACCCGAGGCCTCAGCCGCAACGGCACGTCGATGTCCTTCGAGGTGATCGACGCTGCCTTCGACGCCGATGCGCGACTCGCCCTGCAGTCGCTATGTGGCCAGATGCAGCCGACCGGGCTGCCGCGTGGCCACTTCCCGAAGAGCCGCCCCCTCGGGCGGATCTGGCCCGAAGGGGAATACTCGTGAGCTGGTCGGGCTGGTTCTTCTTCCCACATGTCGTCGAGGTCCGAGACCTCCTGCCCGGCGGGAGCCTGGGGCCACGGTACGCCACGTCGGCGCGAAACCTCGAAGCGGAGGTCATCGACCAGCAGGAGCTCGTCCGCAACCCCGACGGCGAGGAGGTGACGTCCTCCACGCTGGTCACCGTCCCGATCGAGGCCAACGTCCCGCTCGGCTCTCTCGTGACCGTGTGGCCGGGCGGGGCCAAGGAGCGCACCGCGACCGTTCTGCGCGTCGGCCGCGATGAGAACGATCCGCCGCTGCCCTCGCACGAGGTGCTCTGGCTCACGTAGAGGAGGTCGCCGTGGGCGAATACAAGCCGATCCTCTCCGCTCTGGAGAAGGCCGCCCAGGACGGTATGCGCAAGGGTGGCCGCGAGATGCTGAGACGCGCGCGCGAGCTCGCCCCAGAAGACGACGGAGACCTCCGGCGCTCCGGCAAGGTCGTCGTCGACGACATGAGCATGTCCGTCCGCTTCACGGCCCCCCACGCCGTGTTCCAGCACGAACACCTCGACTGGGAGCACGACGGCGGCGGGGGAGCGAAGTTCCTCGAGATCGCATCCGACGAGATCGACCTCTCCGAGTTCGTCGCCGCAGCAGTCGAGGAGGCGCTCGGTGGATGACGAGACCCTGACCCACCGCCTCGGCGAGATCCTCGGCCGAGTCCCCACGTTCGCCTGGCGACCCGGCGAGAACGACCCCGCCCCTACTGCACTCGAGGTTGCCGTCATGTACGGCAACCTCCGCGACGCGCCCGACCGAGGGATCGGGATCAGCGTCTACAACTCGCTCGACGAGCCCGACCTGCTCAAGCGTCGGGTGCAGTTCCACATTCGCGGAGGACGCCTCCAGCCGTTCGGTGCTGACCGCATCGCCGGTGTGGTGTTCGCCGTGCTGGAGGGTCGTCTTCGCGGAGACGGCATTGCCAGCATCGCCCGTCAGTCGTTCGCGCGACTCAAGGCGGACGACAACGGCCGCGAGCTGCGGACCGAGAACTATCTGATCACGCTCGACAACCTGGAGGCATTCCAATGAGCAATCGCGTCACCCTCCCCGCAGGAACCGTCCTCGGGAAGTCCTACGAGTACGGCTGCGACGTCAACCTCGGCACCTACGCCGCGCCCGACTGGCAGCCCATCCGCCGCATGAGTGGCTGGCAGCCCTCCACCCCGGGCACCACGACCGACGTCGCCACCTACGACGACCTCGGCTCGCCGAACGAAGACGTCACGGGCCGCGGCTTCGCGTCGTCGTTCACCGTCCAGGGCAACCGCTCCCTCGCCACGGGCCTGTACCTCCGAGAGCTGGAGGCGATCATCGCCGCCTCGAAGGGCAAGCTCGAGGGCGCCGTCCTGGATGTGCGCTGGTACCACAAGCCCGAGAACGGCACGCCCAACCCCACCGATGCAGGCCGCGCGTTCGTCACGGTCGAGGTCACTCGATCGAACACGGACAACACCGGCATCGAGGTCAAGTCGGTGACCATCACCGGCAAGGGTGAGTTCGAGCCGATCCCGAACCCGTTCCAGGGGTGGTCTGTCACTGCGCCGACCGTCCAGGCAATCAGCCCTGAGGGCGCGGGCAGCGGCGAGCTGGTCAACATCACCGGTACGGGCATGCTCGGCGCGACGACCGTCACGTTCGACGCGATCGCGTCGCCCGACTTCGAGGTCATCAACGGCTCGACGATCATCGCGCTCCTGCCGGACGGCACGGCAGGCTCCGTGCCGGTCGTCGTCACCACCACCGGCGGTGTCTCGACGCCGTTCGTCTTCACCCGCGGGGAGTGACACATGGCTACCGCTGCTGACTTCGCGTCTTGGGCGGTGCCCGACCTCATCATCACGCTGGGCGAGCGCGACTTCATCGTGCGTCCGCCCAGCGTGGATGACATGGGGAAACTGCTCGCCTGCGCCGTTCGCGGAGAGGTGGGCCTCGGCATCGTCAATGGCCCCATCCCGCCCGAAGTCCAGGAAGTCCTCGACTCGATCAAGGGCGAGCACCCCGCTCTCGGCGGCACCTATCAGGAGATGGTCGACGCTGGAGTTGACTCGATGACCATCGACCGGATGGCCTACTACTCGGTCTTCTACTGGACCCGAGGCAAAGAGTACGCCGACCGCATCGCGATGCTCTTGTGGGGGCGCGAGACGCTGGACACTGACGGGTCGGGTGAGCCCGCCCCAAAAGGCTAGAGACCGCCGAGGACTGGGCACCATACGGCATCGGCGAACCCGATGACGAGGGCTGGTACCCGGACTATCGGCCGGTCCCCAAGGAACTCCAGCCCGTGCCCCTCGCACCGAAGGCGACCGTGCCGCAGGTCGACGGGTCATGGCTGGCGATCGTCATGAACTGGCGCATCGTCGTCGCCGAACTCATGGAGCGCGGGGTCGACCTCTACGACCCCGCGGTCCGGGCTCGCCCCTGGCCGGGCGTTCGAACGCTCATTTTCTCGCTGCTCGAAACGCCCACTCGGCTGAGCGCGGCCCTGCGGAAGGAACCCGATGGCAAAGCTGACGGTCGCTGACCTGGAGGTCCTGTTCACCGCGAACACCCAGCAGGTCGAGAAAGCTGACAAGCAGATTCTCGCTATCGGTAAGAAGATCGAGTCCAAGCCGATAGAGCTCGACGCCGACGCCAAGGGCGCGCTCGGAAGTATGGATCGAGTCGAGGAAGCGGCGAAGAAGCTCGTCTCAGAGCGCGCCGTCGTGAAGCTCGACGCCGACATCACGCGCGCCGAGGCAAACCTCGGCCGCGCCATCGACAAGCTCGAAGACCTGCATATCCGGGCTGAAGGTGGACTCGACGTCACCGCCGACGTGAAGCGTGCGGAAGCATCGATCCAGCGGATCGAGCGCCAGCTCGATGGCCTCCGCAACGCCCGCAACGTCGTGGACGTTGAGGTCGACGAAGAGCCCGCCGAGACCGGGCTCAAGCGGTTCCTCAGCCTCTTCCGCAGGAAGACCGAGGAAACAGGTAACCAGGGTGGCCGGTCGCTGTCCCAGGGGCTTGACGCCGCCACGCGCGGCGCCGGTCAGAAGGTCGGCGAGGTCGTCGGCGGAGACATCGAGTCCACCCTGATCGATGCGCTCTCCGCGATCCCGATCGCCGGTGGCATCATCCTCGCCGGCGTCGCGATCGGAAAAGGCATCACCGGCGCCATCCAGGACGGTCTCGCGGTCGAGAAGAACACCGACCGACTCCAAGGGCTCACGGGCATCAGCGAGGCCGACGCGCTGCGACTCGGTCGCGCGTCCGGGGAGGCGTACGCCAACAACTTCGGCGAGTCCATCGAGTCCAACATGGACGCCACACGACTCGCGCTGCAGTTCCGGATCCTCGACCCCTCAGCGACCACCCGCGACGCGCAGCTCGTCATCCAGGGGCTCGCCGGCATCTCTGACGTCCTCGGCGAAGACGTGCGCCCCATCGCTCAAGCGGTCACACAGCTGCTCAGCAACGGCCTCGCCAAGAACGCGCAGCAGGCATACGACCTGATCGCCGCCGGTGCGCGCAACGGCATGAACCGCAACGAGGATCTGATCGACACCCTCACCGAGTACCCCTCGCTGTTCAAGCGCCTCGGGCTCAGCGGTGAGGAAGCGCTCGGCCTCGTCAACCAGGCCATGCGCGCCGGCGCACGGAACAGCGACCTCGCCGCCGACGCGCTCAAGGAGTTCCAGATTCGCGCGACCGACGCGTCCGAGCTCTCCGCGAGCGGGTTCCGTCTGCTCGGGCTCAACGCCGAGGAGATGACCGCGAAGATCACTGCGGGAGGAGCCGGCGCGCGCGAGGGGCTGGGGGAGGTGCTGACCGCGCTGCGCGAGATGGAACCGAGCGTCGATCGCAACAACGCTGCCATCGCGCTGTTCGGCACTCAGTCCGAGGATCTCGCAGACGCCCTGTTCGCAATGGATCTCTCGACTGCTGTCGCTGAGCTCGACGGCGTGGCGGGGTCCGCGCAGCGGATGTTCGACACGCTCGCTGGCAACGACGCGTCGAAGATCGACCAGGCGCAACGGAACATCGAGGTCGCCGCCGACGGCATTAAGGGAGCTCTTGCATCGGTGTTCGCGGAGCCGCTCGGCGACTTCGCCGACTGGGTGTCGCAGAATCGCGGTCCGATCCTGCAGTTCTTCCAGGACCTGGTCAACGGTGCGATCGACTTCGGGATCTCCGCCACGGAATCGTTCGGCTCGTTCGTATCTGGGCCTCTCGCTGAGATGGTCGACGGCCTCGCTGGGCTGATCGACTTCTTCAACGGGGGAGAGGAGCGGCCGAAGGAGCTCGACGATCTCGCGGAGAGCATGCGCGGCTTCGAATCCACCACCGACGACGCCGTGACCAGGCTCGAGGAGATGCGCGGGCAGTTCAACGACTTCACCGATCCGCTGGTGGCGCTCGGGTACGTCAACGACGCTGCGCTGCGCACCGCGGATGCCGTGTCGAAGGTGGGCTACGCCGCCGCCGATGGCTCGTCCCTGCTGGCCAACTTCACCGTGGCGCAGGACGGATCTGTTCGCGCGAGCGGTGAGCTCAAGTCGCAACTCGACGCTTCCGCTGAAGCGCTGCGTGCCGAGTACGACGCGGCGATCGCCGCGGGGGAGTCCCAGGGGAATCTGCAGGGCCGCTACACGGCGACCCGCGACGCTCTCATGGGGCAACTCACCGCGATGGGGCTCACGACCGAGCAGGCGCAGGCGCTCATCGACACCGTGTTGCAGACGCCCGAGGAAGCGTCGACGAAGTTCAGTTCGAACGCCGACTCGGAGCGTGGCAAGGTCGAGCGTCTCGGCGGGAAGATCATCACGCTTCCCGACGGGAGCTCCGTGATCTACGCGAACACGAAGCCGGCGTACGACTCGCTGAACTACTTCATCCGGGACGCGAGCAATCGGGTCATCCGGGTGAAGGTCGCGGCCGACGGCACGTCGATCCGGATGGGGTCGATCACCGCTTCCGCGCAACACGACGGCGCCATCGTCGAGATGATGGCGGCTGGCGGGCTCCGGGGTACCGGGCTGACGCCGATGCAGCCGCTCGCGCAGATGGTCCCGGCGAACACCTGGCGGATCGTCGGTGATCGTGCGGACGTGCCCGAGGCGTACATCCCGCTCGACGGTTCGCCGCGGTCGGTCGCGCTTCTTATGGAGACGATCCGGCAGATGCCGAACTTCTCAGCGATGGCGGCGGGGGCTGTTGACGCGGCCCCAGGCGGGCGGACGTCGGCCGGGACAGATCGTCTCGTCGGCCTCGAGGTCACCGGTCGACTGGCCGTGGACACGTCGGGCTTCGCGCGGCTCATCGACGCTCGAGTCGTGGCAGCCAGTCGAGATCGTAGGCGCGCGCTGGAGAACGGACGGAGGAGGTAGGTCATGGTCACCACGTCTGAGCCGCAGCTGTCCGTCGACGTCGCGGGCAATCCGTACGTGGAGGTCTTCTTCGACCCGAGCGGGCTGGAACCGGATGCGGCCTACATCCGTGTGGTGCGCTACTCAGAGAGGCGGGAGTGGCCAGTCCGGGGCGGCGTGAACATCGCGCCGGGCGTGGCCGCTCTCGACTTCGAAGCGCCGTTCAACGTCGAAGCGACGTACCGGGCTCAAATGTTCACGGCTACCGGCGCATCGATCGGCTGGACAGAGGCGTCGACGACAGTGCTCGAGTACGCCGGAACGATCGTGCACCAGCCACTCGACCCCACATCGTGGGTCACCGTCGACGTCATGCCGGGTAGCGTCAGCCCACTCACGCGCCCCGAGGAGGGGACTCTCGTCCAGACCGAGGGTCGCGATGTCGGCGTGTGGATCGGGTCCGGACGTCGGGGACTCCGCGGCGTGGGAGTCTCCCTGCAGACGAGGAGCATCGCTGAGGCTGACGCGTTCCGGGACCTGCAGGGAAGCTATGCGGTCCGGCAGATCGGAACGGTGTGCATTCGTACCTCGTCGACCATCCGGTGGCCTCGGACATTCTTCGCCCGAGGCGACTTCGCGGAGAACGATCGCACCATCCGATTCGGCGGGACCAAGGTCACATTCGACGCGCGCGTCGACGAAGTCGAGCCGCCGTTCCCAGGGCTCGCGGTACCGCTGCTTACGTACGGCGATCTGGATGCGGCATACGCAACGTACGCCGAGCGCGACGCTGCCTACCCGACGTACACGGACATGGATCGCGACTACTCCCTGGCGGGGCTGGCCGACTGACTTCGGGAGGTGTGATGCGCTTCGGATCCGAGGTTCTTCGCGGTCTGCTCACGAGCTCGTTCGACCACTACTGGGAGGCGGACCTGTACTACGACGGCGAGCGCCGACAGGAGCGCGTGCCGCTGACCGATGTGCGGCCGTCAGAGGACGCAGGCGCAGAGATCCAGCAGTCCATGACGTGCGCGGTCGTGTGGACGGACGACTTCGGTCGTTCCGTCCTTCCGACTGCAGTGGAGGAGCCGTTCGCTCCGTTCGGCGCCCAACTGCAGGTGTTCTCCGTCGTCCACTCCGGCCCGTTCGTGGAGCGGGTCCCGTACGGCTGGTTCCTCATCACCGATGTCCCGTCCGCACGCGACGAGCAGATGCGCTTCCGCGGTGACTGGATCACGGTGGGCTCCACAGTCGAACTCGAACTCAAGGAGCTGACCGCGGCGATCGGCGAGGAGACGTTCGACGTGCCCACAGCCCCGGCGTCGCTGGTCTCCGCATGGGACGAGGTCGGCCGGATCTCAGGCATGCCGATCGAGCGGGCCGTCCCAGACGCGGCGATCACCCGCTCGGTGATGTACGAGGACGAGAAGATCAAGGCGCTGTACGAGCTGATGGACGTGATCCTGTCTGCGGTCCCGCACATGACCGCCGACGGTGCTCTGTCAGCACGCCCGAAGGCGTGGCCCGACCCGGTCGACCGCATCACTCGCGAGGTGCTCGTCGACATCGGGTCGATGATGTCAGCAGGGAAGGTCTACAACCGGGTCGTGGTCCGCGCGAACGGTGCCGATCAGGCGGCCGTCCTCGCGGTCGCCGAGATCACCACGGGTCCACTGCGGGTCCGGAACCCGGCCGGGGGCCGTTCACCGTTCGGCGCCCGCACCCACTATCTGTCGAGTGAGCTCGTGACCACCCGCGCGCAGGCGCAGAAGTGGGCGAACGAGACCCTCGCGCAGGTCTCCACGCTCCGCACACAGGTGGTTCCGGTGGTCGAGCTGTTCAACCCGCTGCGGGAGCGCGGCGACGTCGTGCTCATCGAGCGTCCCACCCACTGGCTGATCGGCCGGGTCGTGACGATCAACCGAGGTCAGGCGACGCAGTCGCTCACCGTCGAGATCGGTGGCACTACAACGGTGGCCGATCCGGAACCACTGCTACTTCCTGGTGACTCGACGTTCCCGGGCGATGGGGTCTTCCCCGGAGGAGATATCTGATGCCGTTCACCCCTCGCGTCTACCAGGACAAGCCGGCCCGCACGACACCGGTCCGCGCCGAAGACCTCGCGTACTTCCAGTCGCAGTATGCCGCGGTGATGACCGACCTGGGCAACCTGGGGATGGTCATCGGCGACCCGGGACGACGCATGCGGATGATCGGATGCTCGATCCGGAACACCGGCTCCGGCTTCCAGTACATCGAAGACGCTCAGCACCAGCGGGTCGGCTTCGACACCATCAGCCAAGACGACTCGGGGGTGACGCTCGGGCTGTCATTCGACGCCACTCGCGTCGTCGGGCTCGTCGTCGGACAGGACGAGACGTACGCGCAGCGCGCGATTCACCCCGGCGCTTCCGTAGGGACCGACGAGATCCTGATCCGCTTCGGCGACGACTCGGGCTTCTACGACTACGTCCAGTGGGACGGCAGCAACTGGGTGTCGCTCACCGGGTTCGTCACCGCAGGGGCGATGAACGCGACCACCGGGCTCATCACGTTCACCCACAAGGAGGCCGCCACCGACTACGGCGGAAGCATCGAGATCCGGTCCGCGAACCTCCGGCTCTCGGCGGAGGGCCGGTCGAAGACCTCGATCGGGACCCTCGTCTACCCGTACAACTCGGCCACTTCCGCCAAGGCCCCGACCACGGACATGAAGTTCTGGATCACGCGCCCCGGCTCCCGCCCGGTCAAGCCGTCCGAGCTCACCGCCGCCTCCGGGAACTTCTGGGTGGTGGGCTTCCAGGAGGTGCCGGAGTGAGCACCGAAACCGAGACGATCCTCGACCTGATCGGTCAGAAGTCGAGGGTACAGATCGTCGCCGGATTCTTCCGCGGCATCGACGGGCTGCGCGCAACGGTCGACTTCAGCGACGGGCGGGTGCCGGCGAACTTCACCAGCTCCTACATGCCCGAGCTGAACGAACCGGTGTGGGTGCTCGTCGCCGACGGCGTCGCCTACATGCTCGGCCCGACACGACCGAAGCCGACGAACGGCGTGATCGCCACGATCACCGGCGGCGTCGCCAGCGTGCAGACCGACCTCGGGCGCGTTGACGCGACCTTCGACCTCGGACGCACCTACAGCTCCGGCGACGCGGTAAAGCTCCTCTGGGGCGACGGATGTTGGATCCTCGGCGTGCGCTCCGACGTCAAGCCGGACCCCGAGGTCCCGCCAGCACCGGGCGGCGGCGGTGGTCGGCGGACCGTCACGTTCACCGCGATCGACTCGGGTGCGTACGAGAACAGCTGGTGGCAGAACGACGTGTGGTGCTCGGTCCGGAACATCGGGGCGTGGTTCTACGGCACGAAGATCCGCGACACGATCCCCGACAACGCGTCGATCATCAGCGCTTCCATCTACCTGCCGCAGACGAAGAACCTCGGCGCCGCGCCGTTCGGCCGCCATGGCTTCGCGACCAAGCCCGTCGGGCCGGTCATGTTCGCTGCAGTCAGCGAGCTCCCCGAAGTCAGCGGTCGGCGCACGGGCTGGCGGAGCATCCCCGTCGGACTCATCGAACACCTCAAATCCAACACCGGGGGCCTCGGCTTCGCGGGTGGCGGCTACTCGATCTGGGCCGGCACGCAGAAGGACGCTCAGTCCGGAGCCGTGCGGGTCACCTACACCACCTAGGAGAACCACATGGGCTACTCACCGACCGGCGGTCCGAAGGGCCTGGGCACCTTCAACGACACGCCCCAGACGGCCGCGGACTTGAACAAGCTGCGCGACCTCCTCGCGCTTATGGGCAACTACCGCGGTGGGATGGCGGAGTCTGAGCGCGACGCCATCAACGGCCCCTCCCGATTCGACGGGCTCGCCGTGTTCAACCAGAACACCGGCGAGATCAACGTGTGGAGCGAGGACGCGTTCGACTGGCTATCACCGACCACGGAGACGGTCTTCGGTCCCGAGTCGATGGGACCGGGCTGGACTGAGTCGCCGACCTACCCGATCCTGCTCCGTCTCGTCGGGAACCGTGTTCACGTCGAAGGCGCGGCAGTGGTCGGCTCTGGCGCCGCGTTCACCCACATCTTCACCGCTCCCGTGCTCACCCGCCCCACCGCTCTCCGGTGGATCGGGGCAACCGTGGGGCAGGGCGCCGCGGTCACCGGGATGTTGGACATCACCACGGCCGGGCAGGTCCGGCTGCCGTACCGCACAGGTTCGCTCGCTGCGGGGCAGACCTTGCCGATCGTGGGCTCGTTCGCGCTCTCCTGAGCGCGGGGAAGGGAGGAAGCTGATGGGCGGTCTCGTCATCGAAACTGTCCGCCCCGGGGTGCAGTTCATCCCCGATGCGGCGGCCGCGTTCCGTCGCGCCGATGCGCAGGTGCTCGCCGAGTTCGGGCGGCACATCGACGTCAACTCGACGTACCGATCGTGGTCCGACCAGATGCTCATGTTCGTCAACTGGGGCCGGTACGTCTCCTCGGGTTACAAGGCTGCGCTGTACCCGGGGCATTCGAAGGCTGTGCACCCGTCCGAGTCGTTCCACGTCGCCGGTACTGCGCTCGATTCCGACGACTGGGTGAATGCCCGCATCGTCGAAATCCTCGCCGAGAACGGCTTCATCCGGAACCGGCTCTACGTTCCGAACGAGAACCACCACTTCGAGTACATCCGTGCTCGCGACACGAACTACGGCAAGCCCGCCACGACCGGGCACGCTGCGACACCGATCATCCCCGCCGGGGAGGAAGACGAGGACGACATGTACGTCAAGAACGTGATGCACCACAAGATCAATGCGGACAAGCGCATGGAGGTGAAGGTCAGCAACCCGGGATCCGGTTTCGAGCTGAACTTCATCACCGGCTCGAAGGACACGCTCCAGGCGTTCGCCGACCAGTACGAGACCGGCAACTCGATGCAGGTGTCCGCGTCCGTGTTCCGGGTCATCGGCGAGGCATGCGCGGCGGTGCGCCCGCAGGGCCAGATCGCGGTCAGCCTCGGCGACGCGGACGCCTGATGACCGAGCCGGAACCGGCCGGCTGCAACGTCGAGCGGGCGATACGCGAACTCCGAACCGGAGGAGGTGGCCATGGGTGAGGAGCTTCCCCCATCCCTGTTCAACATCCTGCGCGGCGACCTTCGCGACACCCGCTCCGAGATCAACGGGCGTCTCGACGGTCTGGCTCGGGACATGGTCACCTCGGCGATGCTGGCCCAAGTCCAGGCCAACCAGAAGGAGCGCGACGACAGGCAGGACGCGCGCATCCGCGGCCTCGAGGAGGCGGACGCCGAGCGTGAGAAGGAAGCGCGGCGCATCGCGGAGGAGCAGCGCAAGACGCGCGCGCAGCAGTTCTTCTCGATCGGGCTCGCCGCATTCGGTGTGCTCGGTTCCATCATCAGCGCGATCGTCGTCTGGTCGGTCACGTCCGGTCTGCAGCAGTTGGCAGGAGGGTGAGCATGTTCTCGACCAAAATGTGGACGCTCGGCTACAAGATCATGGGTGCCCTGATCGTCATCCTCGTTCTCGGCGCGCTCGTCCTCGTGTCCCTGAACAACGCGCAGCTCCGCGCGGAGAACCAGGACATGTACGCCGACCTGCAGGCGTCGCAGTCGAACGCGCAGAGCCTGTATGAACAGCTCCTCGCCGAAGGTGTCGAACCCGAGGGAGAGGCCCCCGCAGAGGTCGCCTCGGGGCCAGCGGGTGACCCCGGCCCCCGAGGAGTCCCGGGGCCGACAGGACCCCGCGGGAGCGACGGCGAGGACGGCGAGAACGGCACCTCCGGTCCCGCAGGGACTCCTGGTGCCGCCGGCGAACCGGGCGAGCCTGGCGCCTCCGGGCCGCCGGGGGCGGCTGGGCCAGCGGGGCCGAAGGGGGACCCCGGTCCGTCCGGCGCCCAAGGTCCCGCCGGGCCCACTGGCGCCCCTGGGCCAGCCTGTCCCGCGGGGAGCGAACCGGATACCCGCTGGATCAACATGGCCGACACCGAACTCGGCCCATTCATTCCGACGCAGGCGACCGTCTGCATACCGACCGCCGTAGGAGGCACCCCATGAGCAAGCTCACCGACCCCGCTTGGTGGAAGGCTGCGCTGTTGCGCGCCGTCTACACCGCGATCGCCATCGCGATCCCGTACATCGCCGCCGTGCAGTTCGCAGACGTCCCGTGGCTCATGGCCGCCTCGGCCGCCACTGTCGGCGCGATCCTGTCCTTCGCGACGTCGCTGTTCGGGTTGCCCGAGTCCGAGGGCGTCGACCTGCCCTGGTGGCTCGCCGCGCTCGAACGCGTCGTGAAGACCTTCGGCCAGTCCCTCGCCGCCGGACTCACCGGAGCGGTCCTTCTCTCCGACGTCGACTGGTCGGTCGTACTTCAGGCCGCTCTCGGCGCCGCCTTCATCTCGCTGTTGCGCCTGATCCTCGCCACCCTTCCCGCGGACCCGACTCCCGCGGCGGCGGTCACGCTCGGGCAGACCGTGAACGGCACCTGGGCAGACGCCTGGAAGGAAGATCCGGCACTCGGCACCCGCGCGCGCGAACCCCAGCGCCGCACCTTCCCCTGAGCACTGCGCCGCGCACGAGAGACCCCCACCGAGCCTTCGGCCGGGTGGGGGTCTCTCGTGCGTTTACTGCGCGGGTTCGGGCGGGGAGAGAACGTTGAACGAACCGGAGTACCAGACGTTCGCGCCCTTCTTGCTCAGTAGTGACGGGTTGACCCGCTTCTTGCTGTTACCCATGAAGAAGAACACGTCAGCGTAGGTGAGGCCGACGGAGGCCCCGACGCGGACGTCGGCGGATGCGAACTCGTCGTCGACGGTGACGCTGAAGTCGCGGACCTCGGCTGCCCCGAACTCGTAGAAGATGCGTACCCGGTCCTTGAGGACGAGAACGTGGGAGGTGCCGTACGGGGTGTGCGCCCGGTCATCGACGAGAGCCCACTGGTAGCGGTTCGCCCACCGGATCGTCCCACCGATCTCCTGCACCTGCAGCTCGGGGTCCGGCGTCGGCGTCGGCGTCGGCTCGGGCTCCGGTTCCGGCTCCGGTTCACTCGGCGGCGTCTCCGGGGCCGGCACAGGCCCCGGGAGAGGTTCCGTCTCATCGGCGGACACACGAAGGTCGTGGGTCTTGTCCGACGTGGTGGCAGTCGGTTCGTCGGTGGGCGCGACGGCAGAGGCAGGCGAGGGCTCCGGAGAAGGGAGCGTCTGACCGAAGATCAACGCAGTGACGATACTTGCCGTGGTTGCGCCGATTACCGCTGCCGTTGTCGCCGAGCGGATCGGCTTCAT